GATTCCCAATCAAGAGGATTGATCGTCAAGCCCAACAGTCCGACAAGCATTATTGCCAATAGCCGTTTCATTGTGCTTCCTCAACTTTCGTTTTGACTTCTTCTCTGTAAATCTCCGGCACTTGCTCGATCGAGAGTTTGCCGTCTTTGAGCGAAATCATAATGCGTTAAAATAGACGCTCGCTTGGGTTTTGCAGTTTTCTACATACGAACGGTATGTTAAAAAACTTGGATCTTCTTTGTCCATAATGCCTTTGTTGACGAGAGCGAATTCATCATCTTGCGAATAACACAAGCGAATCAACGCGGAAATGCCATCGTTTCTACTTGCTATCCTAACTTGCGTTCTGGATTTATCGTAAGAATATAGCGTTTGTTTGATTTCGTCGCGTTCGCCTTCAAATTGAACAATGTTTTGATTTACTTCAAGTTCGTAAAGATTTTTGCCGAGTTTTCTTACTACAAAGTCGTCTGGCGCGAATTGGCTTTCGCATTTTACTTTCTCAATCTGCATTTCTGATACACCTCTTCATTTGTTTTATTTTTGGAGCATAATACTTTTTATATAAAATATAAGAATCAGAATGTTTCAACCACCCAAGATAGCTCATCAATGACGCCGCCGTATGACTCTGCGGACTTTTCTTAAAAATTGCACTTCTTTTTCTCATTCTGTTGGTAATTCGCTTGCGCACGAATGTCTTTTCTCTGCCAAAGCAATAACCACAGAAATCAAGACGCCTTTTTGATACACTAAATATTTGCCAATTTTCTTTTGTTTTCAAACCCTCTTCTTCAAGTTTTTTGATTAGTTGGCCTCGAATCTCTCGAAGCTTTCTTTTGTTTGAATGGAATAGAATCATATCGTCCATGTACCTAATATAGAACTTAATTTTCAGGTTGTTTTTGATGAAGTGGTCTGTGTCTTGAAGGAAAAAGTTTGCAAACCATTGTGAAGTATAATTTCCAATAGGCAGACCTTCGTTGTGGCTATCTATGATTGAATCTATTAGCCATAAAGTATCGCTGTCTTTAATTATCTTTCTGAACTTTTGTTTCAGTTTTTCTTTGTTAATGGAAGGATAAAACTTTTTAATGTCAATTTTTAGACAATACTTTGTTTCTTTCTGGTTGTTCCTTATCCATTTCTCGCAAGCATTTTTGGCATATAGCGTTCCTCTTTTTGGCAAACTCGCGCAAGACCACTTATACATACCGCGCATAATCAATGGTTTAATAATTGAAATTAAGCACCAATGAATTATTTGGTCTGGGAAAAACTTTGGTTTATATATCGTTCTTTCTTTTTTGTTTAACCCATCATAAATCGTGGCCTCGAAATATTTGTTAGGAATATACGTTTTTGTTTTAAGCAAACGTTCGATGTCGTCGTAGGCTTGTTTTGTGTTTTTCATTACTCTTATGATGGCTTGCTTTTTGCTTTTACCTCTGCTTGCGTTTCTTAAAGACTCGATGATATTATCTCTGCTGCATATTTTTCCATAAAGAAAGCCGGCTCTTTTCATTTTGACCTTTCTTTGGCCTTAACGGTGTTTCGAGAATTAACCTACTAAACCGCCCCCTTATCGGCCATTTTTCAGCAAGTGCTGTGGATATGAAAACGCATTACCATAGAAAGCCGAGCGCCTTGATTGATGTTCGTGTTCCCAAGTTCGTTGTTCAGATTCCAATAGAACAAGCCTGCATTACCGCCATTGTTCCAATTACCACCGACGAAGAGACCAACAAAACCGCAAAAGCGCGTTTTCAACCCATATGTAAATCCGTTATATTTTTATATTGGGGGAACCCCCCACGCCCCCTTAAGGGCGATAAGAAAGCCGAGCGCCTCGACTGATGTGCGCGTACCCAAGCTCGTCGCTCAGACTCCAATAGAACAAGCCTGCATAACCGCCATAGCTCCAACTACCACCGACGAAGGCTCCTCTATCACCTGATGCTTGATAATAATAATCTTTGTAGTAATTAGCAGAAGAAGACTGAACCACTTTTGGAAATTGAGCGAATGGGTAATTATTGTCTAACCCTAATGTTTGCGCATAATTGTTTGAAAGTGCATTTGTATAATTTAATTGATAGAACGGCGCTGCATAATCCCCGCCGCTTGACGGCGTATCATTATACCCGTTTGGTTGTTCGCACACCCACCCAATATTATTTGATATTTTAACGCCATCAATGTTTTTCAAAATGTCGCCAAAAGGGTTTTCCATGTGTCGCCACTTGAAAGAGTGTTTTGAATCGTTGGCAGAATCATAACCGCTAATTTTTACGGGATCCGTTTTCCCTGTTTTCCAACCGAGCGTATAAACGAAATGTCCTGTTAATGTCGCAACGGCAGCGCCATCAAACGTGATTGTTGTTGTGCCTTCGCCGGGAGTGTCTGCGTCAATCGCTGTAATCACTCTGTTCGTTGCAATTTGGTTGCCGCCTAGCGCCGTTCCAATCCCGATTGTTTGGCCTAAAACGAAAGAAGTAGCTGTTGTGTTTGCAACTAAAATCGTGCTTGCGCCTTCTACGGAAGCGCCGTCAGCGGTTGCGAGATGGCTGGTCGAGTAAGCCATTGAAGTTGCGCCTGTAAATATGCTTTGAGAGTCTTTTGTGGCGAACTCAATCATGAATGGAATTTGAACTAAATCTACATATTCAGCTAAATCTGTTATTTGATATTTGCTCGCTGTCGATAACCCGTCAAGCGCCCTTGCTGCTGTTCTGAAATTTTCTCTCGAATAATTAACTTTTGGGAAAACCCCACTGATTGAACGCAATTTACTTCCATCTAAACTTGCTTCATAACAACCAATATAGGCAAATTCTCTTGGCGAACCGTCCTCTTTCACGAAAGGTAGTGGCAAACGATAATCACTATCTACCGGCTCGTCGCACATCCAAATATAGTGATAATCCGTTCCGTCTTCATCCACTATTTCTTCTTTAATAAAATATTTTTTAACCTTAACAAAGTCGTTTGTAACACTATTCTCGCCCTCTGTCGCTGTGATTGTAACTTTATTTCGTGAAAAAATAGGAATATAATCAAAAGAATTATAAACAACGGCGTCATCTGTTGATACTGCGGCGGTCAAACCTGTGTCCGCCCCGTATTTAGTCACACCGTTGATTCTTGTTACACGTTCCAAAGTTGGTGATGTTGCTGTTTCAACCCATCTGACACCATATTCTTTTGCCATACCATATTCGGCTTTTGTTACATAATCAGTTTTAATATTTGTAATTTCTGCGCTTAACTCATCAATAGCCGCTTTGTGCGTTGTCGCAGTCATGCCGGATTCTGCGTTGTCATAGGTGATGTCCTGTGTGCCGTCGGTCAAGTCGACGATGTCATCGGCGTTCGTTTTGATTTGCGTGTCCAAAGCGACAAAGGCGTCGTGGGCGTTCGTTTTGGCGTCGAGGTAGTTCGTTTCGCTAAACGTTTCTTCCACGAGCAAGCCTGTGACGGCGTCTTTCTTATAGCCTTTGATGATGAGCGTGTCAGAGGCGTCCGACGCTTCAAAGGCCAAGTTCGTGCTTCCGTCGTAGGTCAATGTGCCGTATGAATGTTGTGTTCCACCTTCAAAGGCGTTTACCTGAATAAGGTCGCCATCGTTCGCAAACACGGCCGGATCGATGAGTTTGCCGTCGAAGATGAAGTGCGTGTCGGTATGTTTCAAAACCAAAGTGATGTAGTCGTAGTCAGTCAAGGTCGAAAGCGCGATAGTATCATCGTCTGCGAGTTCGTCAATCGCCGTTTCGGTCAAGCCGTATGCCGTTGTTAGTTGGTCTAATAACACAAGCACTTCATCTTTGGTATAGTAGTCGCCCATAAAAGTTGTGAAGTTCGCTGGCAAGTGGCTTACTTTTAATTCATCAGCGTCGGTGTAATCGTTTGTTGACAAGCCTTTGCCTTCGTCTTTATCGACTTTGCCAGCCAAAGCGGTGACAAAATCCGCGCCTTCCGGGTATTGATCGAAAATCGCCAAGATTTCATTGATTGAATCGACAACGTCGTTTTCAGTGTCTTCTTCCAACATCGCGTGGAGAGCATCCAAGCGTGCTTTGTCAGTCGCGCTCATCAACCCCGCAAGCAAATCCGTCGCATTGCCTAACGCTGTCTTGAAGTCCGACAGGCCAATATCGCTTGACAACGCCAAACCGATGATGGTTGTTGCTTTATCGGCTTTCAGATCCACCGCTGTTTTAACCGCTTTCTGCGATGGGTAATACGCATCAGAATTGTCCGTCAAGGTCGTTTTCTTGTTGGCGACTTTCTCATACGTTGAACTGATCGTATCGCCGTTGGCGTCTTTTGTCGCTTTATCGACGATTTGCGTGCCATCCATCAAATCATCAAGCCATGCGGTTATCT